ACCGTGCCAGTAATCACCTAAGAACTCGTATACTGTATTAGTCTCAGGATCGTATCCATCGACTTTATAGTTCGCTATCGGATACTGTCTTTCTGTAATGCCTAAAGAATCTAACCACTCTTTTTCTTTTAAGGAACTTGTTAGACTATAGTTAGGTTTGATACCTAGTTCCTTGAATCTACTGGACATTCTATGGTTATTGTATCCTAAATCATTACTTATTTCGTGTAAAGTTTTAGTCTCATTCTCTTTACTAAGCCATTCTTTATTATAAGATAGAGCTAAGTTTTCTTCCGTAATATGTGATTGATTACAGTTAGGTTTTAGACCTGCTTTTATACAAGCATTGGTATAGGAACCAAAGCGTTTTATATACAAATCTATAGAAGGTATATGTTCTGCATTCTTTATTTCAGCATACTTAGGAGTTCTTTTTCCAAAAGTTCTTAGTATGCTTAACAGTTCTTTATTGGTTATATCATTAAATTTATTTAATGGAATATTAGCTTCTTTCAAAGCATTACTCCAAGAACCAAACTGTTTCGTATAAGCACTTATAGAAGGTTTTGTTAGTTCAGAAACCTTAGTAATTTTATTATTTATTAAATTACTAATAAGCTGTTCCTTGTTATACGTGGGTTGTTCTTTGTATATAGGAAAATCCGCCTCTTTCAAAGCATTATTCCAAGAACCGAAGTATCTAATATACGTAACTAAGCTAGGCATTAAAGGGTCTACAAGATCCTTAGAAGTAGGCACTCTATTTAAATATTCAGCAAAGTATCTTAACTCCTCTATTAATAATTCTTTAGTATACATTAGGTTTCCCACTTTGTAATTATATTATAACCTAAAGACTTGATATGTTCTAGTCTTATGTTAGTTTCATCAAATAACTGTCCAAACGTTTTACTACAACTTTTGTTATATTCGTCTGGATCGTAAACTTCAGGATTACCGTGCCAGTAATCACCTAAGAACTCGTACACTGTATTAGTCTCAGGATCGTATCCATCAACTCTATAATTCACTATCGGATACTGCCGCTCTGTAATACCTAAAGAATCTAACCACTCTTTTTCTTTTAATGATTCTTTATGTAGTACGGGTTTAATATCTAGTTCCTTGAATCTATGAGATAATTTACCCTTCTGATAACCTAATTCTTTACTTATTTGAATTAAGGGTTTAGTTTTATTCTCTTTTTTTAACCATTCTTTATTGTAAGATAGAGCTAAGTTTTCTTCCGTAATATGTGATTGATTACAGTTAGGTTTTAAACCTGCTTTTATACAAGCAGTAGTATATGATCCAAATACTTTTCTATACGTTTCAGTGCTATAGGTTTGGTTATCTATAGACAACTCTTTATAAGTAGGAGTGTGTTTTAGTTTACCTGCTAAAGTTTTTAGATCTTTTAGTAAAGATTCTACGGAGTATTCTGTATGTCTATTAAGTGTAATACTTGCGGCAATAAGAGCCTTATTATGAGAACCAAAGTACCTTTTGTACGTATTACAGCAAGGCATTAAAGGATCCTTATCTACCTCAGAAACGGTAGGGGTTCTGCCTAAATACTCTGTAAAGTACTGAAGTTCTTCAACTAATAGTTCTTTTGTATACTTTCCCATGACTCTCCTTGTAAGATACTATTTGGTGAGCTATTCAGTATACAAGGTACTAAAAAGGCTGGCCGGCCGATTCGCTCTATAAGTTTTTCTAAACTCGAAAGCTTAGAAAAACTGACTGGTTTTACCCAGTCAGTAATTTAGTCTCTAGCTATTAAGCACCAGACTTAAGTAAGCACATAGATGCCTTACCAGCAGCTCCCGCTTCTTTAGCGATGAAGCCAAATCTACGAGTAGCTACGATAGCTTTTTGCTGCGCAACTATATCTTCAGCAGATTGCACAGTAAGTGCTCGGTAGTTACCTAAAATATAATTTTGAGGATTAACTAAAATGCCTTGTGCCTTGCCTGCAGCTTCAGCTTCAAAAGCATCCGATACAACCATAGAAACACCAAATACTTTACCTAGTTCGCCAGAGCGAATAGTAGCAGACTCACCATACTTATCAACAGTAACAACATTAGTATTGTCCATAAGACCATAATATGCTTGCTGGCTTAAGAATAATACTAAGTCAGAAGGGTTATGTCCCCATTGTCCCATATTAGAACGTGCTGTTAGGATGTTAGCTGTACTAATCATAGTACCTGCTGCTGCAGTAGTAACGTTGTTACCAACATTACCACCAGCTAGTTCTTCCAATTCAGTGAAAGGAGCAGCTGTACCAGTACCTAGGATAGAAGCATCGGAAGTGCGAGCCATACGACGTACAATTGCATCACGAACGATAGCAGCGATTGGAAGTAGTGTATCCTCTTCCTCTTCATAACCGATATACTCACGAGTAGCTAGCTTATATGCAGTTAGCGTTACTTCGTTTAGAACGTGTTGTTTAATAGCACCTGTAGAAGCATCATTGAAAGCAGTACCAATAGCAGCGCCGTCATTGAAATCATTCTGGTTAGTTGCATCTACCCAAGTAGCATCAAGACCCGTATCTGGGTTGATAGGCATATTCATAACGCGAGCATTCATCGCTAGAGAGTTGAATACTGGTTCAACAACTACACGATTCTGAATAGCTTGGTAGATATTTGAGTTCCAAGTAGTCTCCCAATCCTGGTCATCAGAGTTGACACGATTACCCTTCTCAAGCAATCTCTTACCAAAGTCTAGTTCTTTAACAGGTACACCTAAAATCTTAGATGTAATGAAAGCACTGTTGAGCTCGTCAGCACTAGGTGTACCAGAACCAGGCTCAGAGAACTGCATTTTAGACTTCTGCATAGCAGCCATCTCTTCTTTAGCTCCCTTTAACTCAGTCTGCATCTCCTCTAGAGACTTAGCATAGCTATCTCCGTCGGCCTTAATACGAGTTTCTAACTCCTCTGCTACTTTCTCTGCATGAGTCTTACCGACTTCTAATGCTGCTACTTTCTTATCTGCGGCAACTTCTGCTTCTTTTTCAGCAACTTCTGTTTTGTAAGCTTCAACAGCACCTAGTGCAGTTTTAGCCATCATTTCTTGTAATTCTTTTTGATCCATTTTTAATTCCTTGAGAATATTATTATCCTGAGAAGGTATCTTCTCAATTTCAGTAGTTTCTTCTTTTTCTTCAATCTCGTCTTCTTGTTGAGCCACGAAGCTCTTCTTGAAGTCGTTATACTCGCCAATATCAGTAAAAGATTTAGCTAAAGAAAATGTCGAATCTTGGTTAGCGGGTATAGATACAACTGATACTTCAAAAAGCTCTAAGTCTTTAATGAAGAAGGTATCTTCGTCCCTGTCGTAGTCAGCATCTTTGATACTAAATCCTACGCTAAAAGTTTTTAAAACTCCGTCTTTAATGAGGTTATATACTTCGCCAGCAGCTTTACTAATTTCTGCTACAATCTCTAAACCTTTGTCAGTGACGTTATAATTAACGGCAGAGCCAATAGGACGAGAGTGATCATGAAAAGCTAGAATTACAGGGTTTTTGAGATAATTATCCAATCCACCTTGCTCCCATGCTTCTTTCACAATTATATCGCCCGAACGATCCTTAGAAACAGTATTGGCGTAACCTTTAATTGTTATAGAGTCCGACTCTCCGGCCGCTTTCTCAACAACATTAAATGGAGAGCTAATTTCAAATTGTTTATTCATTCATTCTTATCCTTATCTCCCTGAGGAGGTTTTCCTCCCTCAGATGGGTTGCCTGCACTCCCTGCTACATTTGCGGGAATACGTATGTCATCATGACCTTCTAGTGGTTCTAATCGTAGTGCCTCTCTAGCTTCGTTAGGGGTAATAACCCCTCCATTAACTAGAGTGGAATAGTATTTTGCTTTGTCGTCTAACTCTGGTTGGAGTGGTGATAAATCTTCAAGGGCTGCTGCGAGGTCATATCCAAAATACCGTTCAAAACCACTTAGTACTTTACGTACTAAAGGTAAAACGGTTTCTTGATACATTAATCTATGGTTGGGTCTAATATTAGCATTATTACCCCCATTTAATAAAATGGGAGGGATACCAATAGTTTTAAGGATTGTCTCCTCTAGACTTTTCACAGAATCTTCAAAATCTAATTGTCGAAAATCAACATTAGAAATGCTATCTATCTCTAGTCCACCATCTAAGATAAGAGGTCTACGACCTCCAGACTTAGGGTTATACTTTAGAGACCAGGAACTTATAAGTCTTTCCTTAACTTTGGCACTGAGAGTGTTGGGAGTTTTAAGTACCAATCCAGGTACTGCTCCATTTTTAAAAAAGTTGCTTTGGAAAGATCTCATATCATATAGTAACTCGATGCTAGCTTTTGCGGCATTTAATCGAGTCATTCCTCTATAAATAGACTGAGTTGCATTATCGGGTATATGTATAATTTCTTCAGGTTTATAACTGATCTCATTATACTTATAACCTTTAATAAATGTGTGTTTATCTGGTATAATAGTTACGTTAGATGCGGGTAGATGAAAAAGGTTTGCGCCGTCGTAGTATGCAAAGCTATTACCATCCATTAACATATCTAAATACATATTTCTCCAAAATGCATCAGCATTCTGGAAAGGATTTGGTTGTCTATTAAGTAAGTTATTTAACTTTTTAAGCCTAATAGTCTGGATGCCTGGGAAAGACTCTTTCTCTCCTACATCTATCTTGAACTGGGCAGCGGCATCTACTACCATATTAACGCCTCGATTAACTGCTTCCAGTTTTTCAAAAGCTCTTTCAAACTTAATATTAGGAACTATAGAACTAGTTTCCCCAGAAGCTGCTGCAATACTTGGTTGCGCAGGATTTAACTTCTGTGCTATACTTTTAAACCAACTCATATTCTTTATCTCTTCGTTTAATAACCCAACGCTCCTGCTTTTTAGCAGTGTGTAGCTGAGGACGTTTTCCGTAAATTCCATGCAACCTCTGATGGTGGGTTTTACACAATGTAACTGTTTCGTCATAAATCTCTTTGAGATTTTCTGAAATAAACTGCTCTCGTATATCCATAATATCTTCGGCTGTACTTATATTGGAAATGCCTTGCTGTTTTAACCACTTTTCTAGTAGCTCTGTCATACCATTATAGTGATGGAACTCTAAGCTCTCTATACTACCACAAATAAAACATTCAGTACCTTTATCATACTTTGATTTTGCTTTATCTCTACAGTACTTGATTAGTTGTCTCTTTAATTCTGCCACTCGTTTTCCCACTCTGTAATTATATTGTACCCTAAGGATTTGATGTATTTTAGTCTTTTATTAGTTTCATCAAATAACTGTCCAAACGTTTTACTGCAGCTTTTATTATAATCGTCTGGATCGTAAACTTCAGGATTGCCATGCCAGTAATCACCTAAGAACTCATATACTGTATTAGTCTCGGGATCATATCCATCGACTTTATAGTTCTCTATAGGATACTGTCTTTCTGTAATACCTAAAGAATCTAACCACTCTTTTTCTTTCAAGGATTCTTTATGTAGTATAGGTTTGATGCCTAATTCTTTAAACCTACTGGACATCTCATGTTTATTATAGCCTAGATTCCTACTTATTTCTTTTAAAGTTTTTGTTTGGTTTTCTTTACTAAGCCATTCTTTATTGTATGATAAAGCTAAGTTTTCTTCTGTAATGTGGGACTGATTACAGTTAGGTTTTAAACCTGCTTTAATTATTGCGTTGTTCCAGGAGCCAAAACGATCTTTATAAGTAGTACTACAAGGCATTGAAGTACTTTTATCTATCTCAGATACTGTAGGCGTTTTACCCAAAACTACTGCAAACTGTTCTAATAACCTTATTAAGTGCACATCAGTGTGTGTTAGGATGTTAGATTTTAAACCTACCTCAACTAATGCGTTATTCCAAGACCCAAAACAGTTTTTATAAGTAGTACTGCAAGGCATTAAAGTATCATTATCTACTTCAGGTATTGTAGGCGTTTTACCTAAATATTCCGCAAAGTACCTTAACTCTTCTATTAGTAGTTCTTTAGTATACATTAGTTTTCCCACTCTGTAATTATATTGTATCCTAAAGACTTGATATGTTCTAGTCTTATATTAGTTTCATCAAATAACTGTCCAAACGTTTTACCTACTTTCTCATTGTAGTCGTCTGGATCGTAAACTTCAGGATTACCGTGCCAGTAATCACCTAAGAACTCGTATACTGTATTAGTCTCAGGATCGTATCCATCGACTTTATAGTTCGCTATCGGATACTGTCTTTCTGTAATACCTAAAGAATCTAACCACTCTTTTTCTTTCAATGATTCTTTATGTAGTATAGGTTTAATATCTAACTCTTTGAACCTGCTAGACATTCTATGTTTATTATACCCTAAATCATTACTTATTTCGTGTAAAGTTTTAGTCTCGTTTTCTTTACTGAGCCATTCTTTATTATATGACAAAGCTAAGTTTTCTTTACTAATATTCTTTGATTTACCATAACAGCCTTTAACTACTAAAGCACAAATGGAATTATAAGAACCAAAGTACCTTGCATATGTAGAAGCAGAGGGAGTACTTTTATCTAAGTTTAATTCTCGTACTGTAGGCACCTTTTTTAATTCTGTACAAAGGTTTTTAAATAAAGTAACTAGTTCTATTTTAGTATACTTTCTATGTTGTTTTAAATTATTATTAAGGCCTGCAGCTTCTAAAGCCTTATTCCAAGAACCAAACCTTTTCTCATATGTGGAAGTTGCAGGCATTAATTCATCTTGCTTAACTTCTCTCTGTGTGGGATTTTTATCTAAGTAACTCGAAAAATGCTGAAGCTCTTGTATCAAGAATTCATCTGTATATATCATTTTAAAATCCTAGTTTATAACGTCATTATACCAAAATACTCCTGAAATGTCAAGAGGTATTTTTCAGGGGTTCCAAAGAAAAACAGAGTTACCGGAATCAAAAAATCTATTAAAATTAGCATAATACATATTTTCAACCTCAGTCCATTTTGGTTCAAATTCTTCTAAAACGTTAGCTAATTTATGCTTTTGAAACTTTACCCTTGAGTACACTTTAAGCCCTTTAAAATACCAATAGTTAGGGCTACTATTATGTGTATGTGTAAAACCTAGCATACTATATAGGTTTCCAGTATTCCAACGTCTATCTGAATAAGATAAAATTCCTTTAGGTTTGTAGTTTCTTAAGAAGTACTTAAAGAGTTTGGAGGCGCCCCCAACTACACTTGATCCCATCCTATTTGCATATCTAATTAGTTCCCAGTCGGCTGCTCCACTATATCTGGATTTACCAAAAGTCATTACAGCCACTAAATCTTCTTCGTAATATAATCCCAGTTTAACTGAGGCTCCTACATACTTTTGAATATGATTAGTATTTAAAAACTCTTTAGACTCTGGCACCCCTAGTTCGGATACTGTACATTTTCTAGCATATATTCTATCAGACTTCCCTAACATATTCTTTATTCTTGAAAGTACTAATTCTCGCTGGTTTACCCACTCATGCTCAAATATATGAACTAATCTAATACCGAGCTTTTCTGCTGCTAGAGTCTTATTTAAATGGTAGTTTCTACCCTTCCCCTGTTTCTCACTATGCCAATACAATCCATTAAACTCTATACCTAACTTTAGCTCTGGGAGATATATATCTATTTCTTTACCTTCTAGAAGTCTTTGAGAGGTTAGTATTTCTCCTGAGTACAATATCTTAATTTCCGCTAGTAAGTCTAGTTCTTCTTGAGATACTTTAAGGGAGTTACTAGCTTTTAATCCTAATTCTTTAAATCTATCGGACATTCTATGTTTATTGAAACCAAGTTCCTCACTAATCTTTTGTAGAGGTTTTGTTTTATTTTGTTCTAATAACCATTCTTTATTATAAGATAGAGCTAAATTTTCTTCCGTAATATGTGATTGATTGCAATGTCTTTTTAGGTTTAAAGTACCTAGTAAATTATCATATCCACCGAATTTTTTATAAATAGTTTGACGACTAGGAGTTTTTAAGGATTTATTTACTTCCTCAGAAGTAGGTGTTCTACCTAGCTCATCTGCTAAACTTAGAACACCCTTTTTTATTTTTTCAATAGTCCAGGAAGTACTAAGACCTGCTTCTTTTAATGCATTATCCCAAGAACCGAACTCTTTGCGTATCTTTACATCACTAGGTAAGTACTCCACCTCTTTACATTCACGCACTTTTGGAGGTCTTCCGTGCTGTTTAAAAAACTTAGTTAGTCCTTCAATTATGTATTCTTTTGAAACAGAGGTATTAAACTTACTAACACTATAAGGTATTCCTGCTACTGAACAAACTTTATCCCAAGTGCCAAATCTATTAATATAAGTAGAGGCCCCCTTTAGATATTCAAATTCACTACATTCCTTTTGTTTGGGTGCTCTGTTATTCTCTTTATAAAACTTCTGTAAACTCTCAATTAACTCTTCTTCTGTGTATCTCATTTTTTACTCCTAAAACAGAAAAACCAACGGAAGCTCCTATAATTTTATCTGCAAGAATAAAGAAGTTATAAGCGGGGCTATCCATTGGTTTTTCTGTTACTTCTCAACTCTTGCAACTATATTATATCAAAAATAACCTAGATTGTCAAGTACTATTTTTTAGAAAGTTATTTCTGAGGCTACAAAAGTGTACAAAGCGTAACGTAAACTATCTGACATATGTGAAGCCATGTTGTGAACAGGTTTTTCAACTAGTAAATTTTTATTAGGGTTCCACTGATACTGGTCCAAAGCAGCTAAAGTCTCTTTACAGTGTTGTCCTACCATAAGACTGTCGTTATCTACTATAGTAGCTACTGCAGCAATCCCATCAAGTACGCTCTTAGTTGCATTAGTAGTTGATATATCATACTTCTGAGCTAAATCGAATCTCATTTGTTGAGCGGCAGAGTCTATATAAATTACATCTATATCCCACCTATCAATTAGAACTTGAATAGCTATAGCGTGCTGCTCCGTAGTTCTCTCCGCTTCCATATACTCATCAAGAATATAATACTTTTCAGCATCCCAGTCATATCCGACAACACAAAAAGCCGTAGGATCTTTGTAGCCCACGTCCATTCCTGCAAATATATCCATACGGGAGGTATCTAATTCAGATAGATCAGCTACGCATTCAGCGTAATTAAAGTCCCAAACCTGTCCTTCAAAA